TCATTCGATGAGGCCATGTGTCCTAAGTGCAACAATGACCGCCTCGACCGCGGACCTTGCCTCGATATCAATTATCGTTCCTCCAGAAGGACTTGGCACCGTTTCGAGGCGTGGTCCGACGACCTGATTGCCGCCGATCATTAATGCTGAGGCAGGACATTCGCCCGCGCTCCACCCGCTTCCTGTCCAGTAGAGCCGGTAACCTGCATCAATGTTCCACACGGCCATCCCTGAAAGCGGCGCGATGAACCGCCAGCCGAAACCTGTCCAGCAGGTCAGCTGACCCGCTTTTCCGATCCATGCTGCGGTGGCGCCGGGGCCCACGATCCAGCTCTGGCCAGGCTCCGGATCGAGCGGCGGATCATCTACGGGGTCGCCCTCGACACAGGCATGAATCGCCATGTCGAGGAGGGCCAGAGCCTCGTTGTGGAAAATCTCTTTCTCGGCTTGGCCCGGCAGGATGAAGGGCAGAGCGAAGCGCGCGCTCGTCTCGGTCATTTGCGTCTCCTGATCACTTGAGAACAAGGGTGCCGGGAAGGGAGGTGCCGAAGCTGCCAGCTTGCGTTACCGAGATGGTCAGCGGCCCTGACCCGTCTATCCCCCGCTCGATGGCCGTGTAGAGGTAGGATGGCTCGGTTGTTTCCACATTCCTTTCGAAGTCGGGCCCAGTGATGACGAGTCGGTAAAGCTCGCTTTCCTCGCCGAGCGGCGTGTCGGCCCCGCTGATCCAGTTCCAACCCTGCCGGCTCCGCCTGACCCAGGATATGAAGAGATCGCCCGCGCCCGCTTCGGACGCCGCGAGATGGACGGGAGTTGGCGGTCGCAACGCTATGCCCGACACGACGATCGACTCTGAGACGCCCTCGGAACCGTCGCCGACGCCAGTTGCCAGCAGGCGGACGTCGGCTCCCGCGGGTGCCTCGAAGACGGCCAGCGACTCGCGCTCGATCAGCACGAACCGCTCGACAGACGCGTGATCCCCTGTCGCCCATTCCGTGCCCCGCCTGCCTCGCAGAAGGCGCGATAGCCGGAAACGGCGATCTCCGAGCGGCTCGACCACACCAAACTGGATAAGCTCATCGCCCACCAAGGCCAGGTTCGCGCCGGCTACCAATGCGTCGTCGCCGCGCCCCTCGAGCCACATCCCATCGTTCAGCAACTCGACTTCGAACACCGAAACTGTGTCGAAGAGAGCCGAACCAGCGGGTGGCAACGCAGCCATCGTGCTACCCAAAGTGGCCGGTGCTGCTGTGCCGCCAAGACTCTGCCAGCTGGCGCCATCGTCGAAGCTCGTCAGCAGCCCTGCCCGTCGCCAACCCGCACTCGCACCCGCCGCGGCGACATAAACGAGTGACCTGGTTTCCGGGCCGTCGCTGAGTGGCAGTTCGAGGAGGTGGATGATGGTCGGACCATGCGGGCGATCGACCTCGCTGATCGGTCGCCCGGCACTGGCAACCATCTCCGGTGGTCCAGTCAGCGGCACGCGCACGAGATCGAGCGTGGCGGTCATCGCACCGAGCGTCCATCGCTCGACTTTCCAGAGGCCCGCATGGCCTTCCATAGCGACTTGGCTGCCCGGCCGGATCGCCGCGCCGCGCCATGCAAGCACCGCCTTGCCGGTCACGCGCCCTGCCCAGAATGAAGCAAGCCTATATTCGGCTAGGGCTTTCGCGCCGGCCGCGTCGAGCACCGCTGGGAGGTCCCGACGGTCGACCCGTCGTCCGCCGCTCCGCTGTGCCCGCTGCAGCCCGGTCTGATAGTCCCGCGCGATATCATAATAGAGAATAGTGACCTCACCCGGCACGGCGCCCTGCCCACGCCTGACAATCTCGATGCGCTCTGCCATGGCCGAGGTGGCGACGGTCGACGCCGGGCCAACCCCCGCCTGCAGACGCAGGACAGCGCCATCGTCCACCAGCGACAGCGGCACCACGTCGCTCAGCGCTTCCAGTGCCCCGCGCGCGCTGTCGCCGGTCGCTGCATAACCGGAAAGGGCTGGCGTCGCGCCCGCCAGCACCGCTCCGCTGGTCAGTTCCTCGGCAATGGCCCCGATCGGAACGGTCTCCTCCTCCGCCAGCAGCTCGAAGGTGAGGGAGGGAATGCGATTGCCGAAATCCTCCAGCTGCATGTCCTCGAACACGGCATAGGCGATGCCGCGAAAACCGGGCGTCTGTTCCACGCCCTCCGCGGCGGCGATCAGCGGGTCGGCCGCCTGATCCTCGTCACCTCGGTGGAGACGGAAGGTGGCGGGGCTCTTGAAGTCCCCGGCGCCGCCACGCAGCAATTTGCCGTCCGCCCAAATTCGACCGATCGCCGTCATTGGTCGGGCGGAGAGCGCCACGGCGAAGCTCGCGGTGTAGGCATAATTGACGACCTTCGGCTGTCCCTTGCCGCCGCTCGTCGACCGGTGTTCGATCAGATCGGTCGCCCAGATAACGGTCCCGGCGATACGCATCGTCCCGAAGATCTTCGGAATCTGCGTGCCATAGGATGAGGTCTGTACGCTCAGATCGCCCAGTCGCGGGCCCTGTCTGGGCTTTGGCGCGAACAGGATGTTCTGGTCGATCTGCTGACCGATTGTCGCTCCGATCGCGGCGCCGATGGGGCCGCCGACGAGGCTGCCGACCACGGTCAGGACCAATGTCGCCATTGTCAGACCCTCCAGATTCCGAGAACCGGCCACGACAAAGGCAACGGCCTTTCCGTCACCCGCCGCAACCCGGCGTCGGCATGGACAAGTCCCGTGCCGGTAAAGATACCGAGATGCAGCTGGCCCGCCCCCGGACTGAATAGGATCACGTCGCCGGCCGCCATCGCATCGACCGACCTCAGGCCTGCGGCGCGAAGCCCGCCTTCCACACGGGCCGACGATCCGCCACGCAGGGCGTAGTCGTGGGGCACATCGCGAACGTCGATCGCCAGCGCCACGAGGCCGATACAGTCGAGACCCTCGGCGGCCGATCTCCCTTGCGGGCGGAACCGGCAACCGACGAGCGCGCGAGCCCGCCCGACGACCTGATCAGGGTGTTGGGGCATCGGTCCCGCTGTTCGTCTCAGGCGCCGAGTCTTCCGGCGCCGGCGGCTCCTTCTTGAACTCGAGCGTCGTCCCGTCGAGTTCGATTCTGACGACGGCGGGCAGGCTGTGGCAACCAGCCAGCGCGAGCATCATGAGCCCGATGGCAGCAAAATGCCGCATGGTCCTTCTCCTTCTTTTGAATATTCCCAAGGTCGGGAGGCTGGCTGAGCGCCGATCAGGCGCCCGGATAGCGAGTCAGCAGATCGATGCCCGGCAGATGCGGTTCACCCCGGAAATTCACGGCATTGCCGAACCGGGCGACACAAGTTGCCAGCATCTTGTCGCAGCCTTCGGTGAGTTCGATGAGGTCGCCGACCGCGGGCGGAAAAGCCGGCGGTTCGTGCAGCGTCAATACCGTGCCTTCGGATCTGAGCAGAGGCGTCTCCAGCCCGCTATTCGCGCCGCCGAGCCACCGCAGCCGGCCGAAACCGAATTCGTTACCAGTCCCAGCCTCCTCGACCTCCACGCTGTTTTCCGCGACGACCGCGGCGATACGCGTCAGCCGAGTCCTGCCCGCCATGTCCACGCGACATCTTTTGTCGCCAAGCCTGGCCCGGCATTCCGGTGAGGTCTGCTCGGCGACTGGAGTCTCCAGCAAAGCGGCAGGGCCTCTCAATTCGGCCTCGAATGCATCGGCCTTGACTGACACCTCGCCCAATTCTCCCCGGGCGACGGGAAAAATCTCGCCGTCCGGCAGCTGCCAGTCGAGCATGAAGACCTGGACCGATGCCCCGTCCCAGCGGCCGGCAGCGAGATCGGCGGCAGTGATCGCGCTGTTCGTCAAGGCGCCCCGTATGTCCAGCGAATCGGCTTGAAAGCCGTCCGAGATGCTGATTGCCGAAGGAAGCATGCCGGGCGCCGCCCGATGGACCAGCCCATTTCGCGTCAGATCCCGATCGTGGGTGGTGAACCCGAGCGCGATTCCGTCACATCGCTCGAGCCGCCAGCAGAAGGCGACCGTGGTAAGATCAGGTTCCAGAAAGGCTGGCATTTCTATTCCCGGATCCCGATCAGCGGCACGGACGGCACCTCGCCCGCGAGAAATGTCGTCCGGTTCAGGCTCAGCCTGTCCTCGGCGAATCGCACGGGCACGTCGAAACGATATCCGGCCCGGATCTCGGCGCCGGCCGCCGGCGCCTCGTCGCACTCGACCACCCCTTCGGCACCGAGCGCCCAGCCCGTCTCGACCGTCTCGCCGTCTATGGAAAGCAGCACGCTCGCCGACACGGGCCGCGTGATCCGGCGAACCTGTCCATCATATCGCTTAACCAGCGGAAAGACCGTTCTTATCCCATCGCCTTCGCCGAGCAGTTGGTCCACGGCGGTCGGCACACCGGTCATGCCGTTCGAACTGTGATCGAACGGGTCCTGCAGGCGAAACCCGACGGCGGCCCCGCGCCGCGCGCGAAAGAAGCCGATCAGCGCCTGCAGGTCCGCTTCGCTGCGCACGCCTGGTCCGGCATCGAAACTCAACCGCGCATCGTCCCATTCGGCATTGCGCTGCTCGGCGCCGCTCGCAGTCGTGACGATCGCGGTTTGGAAAGCCGGTTCCACCGCCACCTCCCGCCCGAGCGCGAGGGGGAAAGCCACGTCCTCGAAAGCGTCCACATCATCCTCCCCGATCTCGAAGTGCACGAAACCGTCCCGCAGAACCTGCGGCAGCGCCCAGGCGAACACCTCTGCCGTCCCGCGCCGAACGGCGGCATCCGCGGCACGCTCGATCCTCGGCCAAATCGCGCCGCCCTGCGCGGCCTGGAGAACGAAGCCGGCAAGATAGTGCTGCTCGCCGATCGGATAGCCGAGTCTGTCGGCCATCGTAGCCGCAGCAGAGGCCGCAGCGCCGAGCCGTCCAGCAATCACCCAATCATAATCTTCGAGTTGCAGCACGTCGAAAGCCGGCATGCTCCAGCCTGTAGGCACGTTGGCGCGGGCCACGTCCGGTCCATCGAAGACCGTCGGCAGATAGACGAGTAGCAGGCATTCGGCGTCCGGCGCCTCGTCGCGTACCGCCGCGCAAAGCGCTGCCGTCGATGCGGCCAGGACCATGCCCGCTGCGTCAAGCGTCGTCCGTTGAGCCGACTCTAGAAGGCTGCGCACATTCGCAATGGCAACGGGAGAAAAGGCAGTCACCGCCTCGGCATCGTAGATACAAATCCGCCCGTCGGGCATCACCCACCACCAAGGCTCGCCGACCTGGAACCTAACCGGCTGATCCGCCGCGAGCGCAAGCGCTGCGAACGCCCGCGCAATCTGCTGTAGCCATGCCATCGCCTCGGTGTTGGCCGGCGACAAGAGGGTCGAGGGCGGGTTCCATCCTGTGAGCGCCGGGTCGCCATTCTCGGCTCGCTGCTTCCAGGCTTCCGGACAATGCGCATTCAGCACTTCGTAGCTCAACGAGAGGATCACCTCGAACCCCATCGCTCGCGCCCGCGCCAGAAAGTCCGCATGCCAGGCCGCGCACGGCGCGTTGAGCCCTCCCGTGACGAGCCGGTCCGCGTCCAGTCGGAAATAATGGCTCATGCCGACATAGTGGTTGATGAGCGATCGATAGCCGAGTCTCAGCGCATTGTGCAGCACTCGGGCGGGCGTCAGGTGATAGAGGTCGTCATAGCCGGTCGCGATCCTGAGTTCGTGCTCCGGCACAATCGTGTCGCCCATCGACAGCATCGAACCCGAACCGCCGCAGGCGATCTCGCTCAACTCGGCCCAGCCCTCGGCTGGCGCGTCCAGCATCGCGTCGCTGCCATCATAAGCGGGTGCGACCAGCGAAATGAAAATCCTGTCCACTTCCGCAGCCCAGACCGGGTCGTCCATTGCCCAGCCTCCGACCAGCGCGCCGAAGTCGAGGCTGACCATCGCATCTTCGGGATCGCCGTTCGCATAGTTCCAAAGCCGCACGAACCAACTGCGCTCCGCACCCGCCGCATCCCGGCCCTCGATCGTCAATGTCGGTCCGTGCGTTGCATCCAGCGGCTTCAGTCCAACTGAGCGCCACCGAAAGCGGAGTTGGCACCGCCGGAAATCCCGCGCCGTCTCATAGGCTAGCAAGGAATGGTCCCACCGATCTGCCGCCTCCCAGATCAGTCCGGCAAGGTCGTCTTTCCGATAGAAAAGAGCATCGACCCGGAGCGCGTTCGGTTCCGCGGCCACCGCCGATGCCATCATGGGCCGCGGGAAATTCACGGTCCAGTAACGCGCGTCGAATCGTTTCACCGTCGCGAGCGTCTTGGCGCTGCCCGGCGGCGCCAGCCAGTGTCCCATATTCATCCTCGGCTAAGCTACGCGCGCGACAAATGCTGCGCGATGATTTCGATCATTCTCTCAGCGGCGCTCGCGGCGACCCAAGTGCCGGTGTCGGCGCGAGTCCATTGTATCGGTGTCGTCGTACCGATCTCCGGGCTGCGTGCGGCCGATCTCGATGACGAGGCCGTCGCGGACCTTCGGCGCTTCGCCAGGGCTCACCGGGGAGACGATTATCGCACGAATTACGTCGTGTTCGCGCCCTACGGCTATGATCGCGGCACCACCTCAAACCAGGCAGCCACGCAATTGAGGGGGGATACAGTCCGCACCCACCTGGTGGCGGCGGGCTTGCCCGAGAGCCGGATTCGCGTGCTTCGCCTGGGCGAACATGCCGACTATGGGTTCCCGACGGAGTTGGCTGAAATCGAACGCGCGATCGAGCGTCGGCCCGGGCTCTCTGGACGATGGACGAACGCGGCCTCGGTCACCATCGAGCTTCCGCCCCACGCGCCGTCGCGCTGCGCATCCTGACGCAACAGGACCTTCCTTAGTTCTCCGCGCGCAAAAGAGCCTGCCGAACTGCCCGTGCGACCTGTCGTCCCGAGGCACGCAGCGCCTGCACTTCGCTTCCGGCTGGCGCGTTGATGGTGATGCTGAGCCGCACGTCCCGATTACCGCCGCTACCATGCGTCTCGATCCGCCCGCTGGCGGTCGGTACGAACAATTCGGGGCCGCGCTCGCCGACCAGATAGGCGCGTCCTGGCGAGACCGGACCGCCGATGGCTTTGCCGGGGGCGCCTGCGAAAGCGATGAACAGGTTCGCTGCCAGGCTGGCGAGGCCGCTTAGACCGCTCCCGCCCTTGCCACCCGAGACGAGCGCATCCAGGCCGGTGCGAATGGCCGCGCTGGCAATCTCAGCCATGGCCGAAAGCGCGACTCGTTTCAGATCATCGAAGCCCAACTTGCCAGTCCGTAGCGCGCGCACCAGCGCGTTCTCCAGCATCCGCCCTGCCTGGTCAGCGCTTGCGGCAAATGGCCCAGCGAGTTCCGCTTTCATCGCGGCGACGTCACTGGCGAAAACATTGGTGTCCGCGCGCACGGCGATCAGCAAAGTTTCGATCTCGTCAGCCATCGGGAAACCTCTCCTCGAGCCGAGCCATCTCGGTTCGGGTCAGTGAAGCGGGATTATCTGGGATCAGCGCGGCAAATATGGCCGCCATCTCCGCCGGAGTTGCCCGCCAGAATTCATCGGGCCGCCAACCGAGCAGCGCGCCCGCCATTCCGGCCAGCCGCCCGGCCGCGTCGCTAAACACGTCCCTGCAGGATCTGGGTGAGCAACATGCGCAAGGCCGGCGTTGCTCGCGCCAGACCGATCTCCGCGATTGCTTGGCCGATTCGATCCCGAGTAACCTCTTCAGGCCGATCGACCGCACAGTGGAAGAACAGGCTGGTCATTTCGCCGATACCGAGCCGGCCCTCCGCCGCCCGTTCGACCAGCGCGAACAACGACCCCAACTCTTTCTCGGCCGCAACCAATGCTGCAAAACTGGGGCGCAGCAAAAGGGACTCGCCGCCGATCGTCAAGCTGGCCTCGCCACGCATCGGATTGGCTCCGCTCATGCCGCCACCACGGCGCCGGAGCTCTCCAGATTCAGCGCGTAGGTGCGCTCGCCATTATGATCTCCAGCATAGTCCAGCCGGATGACCAAGAAGCGCCCGCGCAGCATTTCGCCGCTCTCGAAGCTGAGCTCATAATCGTCGATCAATCCGGCTAGCGCGTTCGCCTTCAGACGACCTTCCGCAGCGGATCCGGTGAAGATTCCGCTGCCCGCAACCGACACCGACCTCACTCCGGCACCGGACAGCAATTCGCGCCAACCACCGCTGTCCTTGCTGGTCACGTTCACGGCCTCGCCATTTACCGACAGCTGGGTCGTGCGCATACCGGCCATAGTCGTATACTCCGCCGGATCGCCTCCGTCCCCGACCTTGAGTAAAAAGGCGCTTCCTTTTTCCGCGCTCATGCCGCACTCTCCTTATTCTTCAGACCGTTGGATGGATGGGAATTCGTCATGATTTCATCTGTTCTCGCTGTCGCCATGGCTGCCTCGATGCAACCTGCCGACACCACCCGGGCCTCCCGCGAGGCCTTCACTGGTTGCCTACGCACCTATGTTGATCGTGCGTCGAGCAACCGAATGTCCGCGGCCGACTTCACGACCGCTTATCCACAGCAATGTACGACGGAGCAGACTGCGTTTCGCACCGCGATCATCGCCCGCGAGCGCGCGTCGCGCGTAAGCCAAGCCGATGCCGAGGAACAGGCTGGCATGGAAATCGAGGACGCGCGCGGCAACTTCCGCGATCGGTTCGAACCGCCCGCCGCAGCTCAGACCGCGGCGGCGCCGGCGCCGGCCGCGACGCCCACTCCGGCTTCGGCTCCCGCCACCGGCACGACGACACCGGCAGCCCAGCCGGCGTCACAGACGACGCCGCCAAGCTAGGCTCTGAGCAGCCGCGCGCGATACTCTATTGCTGCGGTCCATGCTGCGCCCGCTTCTCGCAGCATGGCTGCGCGCAAGAAGACCAGATTAACGAGCTGCCAACTCTCTAGATCTGGTACGATCCTGGGCGCGATCTCCTCCACCGCTGCAACGAGCCGCCGCAAGCGTATAGGTCGTTCGCCCTTGTCGTGAACTAGGATCGAGAGCCTCAGCTCCCGTCCTTCTCCCGTCTTGTGACTCCAGTCGCTCTCAGGCCCAGTTTCAACCAGCGCATAGGGAAATGCCGCGGTGAGCGGCTGCCCGTCATAGACCTGATTCAGCCCCTCGATCTCACGAAGCGCGGCTAACATGGCATCCGTCAGAGCTTGTCCCGCGCTCATTTGAGCAGCCCCGCGATTGTCCAGCGGAGACCGGAATCGAGCACCATCCGTCGACTCAGCCCGGGTCCGGAAAGGCTCACGCCCTCGCCGCTCCGTTCGACGTCAATCGTGTCCGGCAGGAGAGCCCGCAGCTGATTGGCGAGCGCCTGAATACGCTCATCGGCACGCGCCTCTGCCGCGCGCACGCCGCGCGCTTCCAGTCGTTCGAGCATCGGCCCTGCTCCTATTTGAGCTTAAGCTGGCGCCACGGTCGCCAAAGTGCGGTGACCGCCGCCGGCAGCTCGGCGTCCTGCGCGTCGCCCCGCCGCAGATAGTAATGCGCTGCCAGTCGGATAATGCCGTGCCGAAGCATTTCCGGAACACCGTTCCAGTCCGCCGCCATCCCGGCACGATATGTGATGCGCAGCCGTTTCGCCGCCATCGCTCCCCGTAGCATCACCCTGCCATCCCCAAGAGGATCGATTTCCACTGTGTAAGTGTTCGCCTCGAGGATCGTCGCTGCGCCCGACCCGTCGATGGCGGCCACGCTCTCGATCTCACGCACAGGTACCATTCCCAACCGGATCGGGGCGATAGATGCCGCCGCCATCTCTTGGACCGCCCGGTCTACCAGCGCTCGGCCCGTAAAGGCTTCGCAAAGGTCAGCGGCCGCCCGCAAGAGACCGGCGATCAAAGCATCCTCGTCGCTGACCGTGATCCTCAGGAATGCCTTCAGTTCGGCCGGCGCGGCCGGCAAGGGCGGCGGCGTGCCGCTCACGACGCCCATCATCGTTCCTCCACGCGAAGGATGATGGAGCGAACGTCCGTCGTGCCGTCTGAAAAAATTACCTGGTTCGATACGGAATAGCAGTGGCCCACAATGCCGCCGGCAAACCGCGCTGCCGTGCGGGCGGGCTCGAAGCTGGCCTCTTCCGCCGCGATGCCGCCTTCCTCGTCGGGCGTGACAAACCACTGACTTGTCTCGATCGACTGCTGGCTCAGATAGGGGCCCCAGTCGATCGCATAATCCACCCGCGATTGCGGGTCCTTGAGATAGAAGCTCATGTCGGAATTCCTTGGGTCAGGGCCGCATCGCCCCGGCAGCGAGAGCGCGGGTCGCCCCGACGGCGCCATCCTTCTCGGGGGGCGGAGCATCGGGCCACCGCCAAACCACCTGGGGCAGCTCCGCTAGACGCGTGCGGCCAAGCATGCTGGTCAGCTTGCCGAGCCCATCCATGGCCAGCGGCCCGATAGCGATCGGAGCGCCCAGCATCAGGTCGGACCGATCAGGCCATGGCTGATGAGATCGTCGACCAGCGCCTTTACGCGCTGCGCGAGCTGGCTAACCGTGACCCCCGCGACATCGAAGGAAGCGCGCGAGCCTGTGCCTGTGGCGGCCGTCCAACCGATGATCCGGTTGCCAATCACCTTCACCCCGTCCACGCGATAAGAGCTGCTGGTATCAACGTTGCCAGCAACGCTAAGACTTCCGATCCCACTTAACGTACCGCCCGTGATCAGCACCGCACTACTCGACTGAGTCGCTATCGAACCAAGCCCGAGATTATTTCGCGCCGCCGGGGCGCTGGAGGCCCCAGTACCGCCATGGACGATGGCAAGGTCGTTGCCGAGACTGAGCTCGCTCGCCGACACGGGGCCAGTAAAGCTTGCCCCTGCAAGATCGGCCTTCCCCGCCACTGCCGCCTCCTGGCTCGCAAACCAAGGGGCGGCCACGGTCAGCGCCACGGTTTTGAGGCCGGATGAGAAATCCACGGCCGCGCCCCCTGCCGACGAGGCGGACGGCGTGCGCAACAAGGCGCCGCCGCCCACCTCGCCCTCGCCCGTCTCCCACTCGTCGGGATGGGTGACGCCGAGCACCGAATAGTGAAACCGCTCTCCTGCAGGCACGACGTCAAAGCCACGATGCCCCGGCAACGGATCGCCCAGTAGCAGGCTTCCGGTGCCCGTGGCATGGCATGACACTCGCACGAGATCGGCGAAGAAAAGCTTCATCATCCCCTCCTAGGCGCTGAATTTCAGCAGCTTGATCGCCTCGCTGTTCATCACCTGCCCGCCGACCCGCTTGGTCGCGTAGAAGTGGACGAATGGCTTGTTGGTGAAAGGGTCGCGCAGGATCTGCGTCTCCGCCCGCTCGGCGATCAGATAGCCGGCCTTGAAATTGCCGAAGGCGATGGCAAGCGCATTGGCCGCCACATCGGGCACGTCCTCGGCCTCAACCACCGGGTAGCCAAGCAGCGTGCCGGGCTGCCCGCCGACGAGGCCGGGTTGCCAGATGAAGGCGCCATCCGTGGTCTTGAACTTGCGGATCCGTGCCGCCGTCGCCGAGTTCATCACGAACACGGCGCCCTGCCGATAGGGGGAGCGCAATGCCTGGACGAGATCGATCAGCTTGTCCTGCGGATTGCTCGCTGGAAAGCCGCCATCGACGCCCGTCTCGAGAAACTGAAGCGTGCCGAAGTCCCTGTCGCCATCCGCTTCATCGCTGGTCGGCCCCGCGAGGAAGCCCCTGGGCTTGTTCGTGCCGTTGCCGACGACGAAAGCGGCACCTTCCGCCCGCGCGAATTCGGTGGCGATCTCGCTCGCCAGCCAGGTCTCGACGTCGAACGCCGAATCGTCGAGCATCGCCTGGCTCGCCGCCGGATTGGCGTACAGCTCGCCAAAAGGCGGTGCGATCTCGTTGAACACCGGCGTGTCCGTCTCCGGTCGACCCGCCGTCTCGGCGACCCAGCCCGATTCCGTTCCACCGCTGGTCACCAGCTTTCGATACCCCGCGGTGCCGACCTTCACCACATTGGCAATCGCGCGGATCGGCGAGATGGCAGTGAGCGCGCGGTCAATCGCCGTATCGATCTCCTGCGGCACGGCGTAGCCGCCGGCGGCGTCGGTCGCGCCGCTCACCGCTTTCAGCTCCACGCCGGCCTCCAGACCCTTGCGCAGATAGCGCTCGACGAACGGCGAGGCGTCCGCCTTCGCGCCCGACAAGGCAGGACGCGCTCCGGCCAATGCCTGCGCATCGACCCGCGCCCGTAGCGCCTCCACCTCGCTGCGCAACGCCGCGACATCGTCTTCCTCCCGCTCGAACGCCTCGAACGAAGCCTCCAGCGCATCGCTCTTCACTTCCAGCATCTCTGTCTCCTCGGTTGAATTCGCGCACAGCGATGAGCGCCCGGATTCCCTCCGGGACGCACTCAGTCGAAATTCTGCAATCGCTCGGCGGCTAGCGTGCGGTCCCCAGGATCCGCGCCGAGATGATCCGGTCGACAATCGTCACCAGACCCGGCCGCAGCGCGCGCCGTCCCTCGAAGTCGATCTCGACCGCAGCGGTGACTCGCAGCGCGTCGATCTCGGCTCGAAGCGTCGGATCGGGATAGACGCCGGGCGCGAAGGTCAGCCAGTCACGCCTCGGCGGATCGCCCGGTGCTCCGGCCCCCCCTCTCCTCTCGCGATCGCGTTCCTGTCATCGCCCGTGGCACCTGAACAGGCAGCGAGCAGGGGGATCAGGGCGAGCCGGCGCATCCCACGCTTCTATCTCGCTTCCAGCCTTTCCTCCATCGCATGCACCCGCGCCTTTGGCTGCATCGGGAACGTCACCAGGCTCACCTCCACTAATTCCACGGCGATCAGCTCGCGCGGGCCTTCACCCTTCGCTTCGCGCACCCGATAGCCGAAGCTCAACCCGCGCACCGTCCCTTCCTTCAGCAGGGCCGCCACCTCGCGACCCGCCGCGCCATCGGATAGTCGTCCGATCACGCGCAGCCCGCGCTTGTCCTCCTTCAGGTAATCGATCCGGCCGATCGGCCGCGCCGGCGCATGCTGCCAGAGCAAGGGGATGCTGCCGCCTCGTGCGAGGGACGCCCTGAACGCCCCCGCACGCACCACGTCGCCGCCGCGATCCGGCCGGTCGAACACCGCCGCATAGCCGGCGAATCTCATCGCCCGATCCACCCGAGTTTTACGGCCATGCCCGCCACCAGCAGCGCGAGCAGGATCCGCACCGTCCAGCTGACCACCGCCTTCCACGCGGAACGTTTCGCGTCCCGCCACGCACGCAGCAACTCGCGCAGATCATCCATGTCGCGCCGCGCATTTTCATCCCTGAGCCCGAGCGCCGCCAGCGCCCGCTCGGCCCCTGCTCCGCTGGCTTCCTCGATCAGCGCGCGAAGCGTGACCATGTCCGCGCCTTGCCGCTCGGCCTGGGCGAGCAGCAAGGCCAACGTCGCATTGTGATCGGTCATGCCGCCGCTTCCTTGTCCCCGAGCCCCTCATCCTCGGCCCGCGGCGCGAAGCCCAGCATCTCGCGCTTTTCTGAGTCGGTGAGGAAATCCGCCGCGCTTAGCTGTCGCCAAAGCCGCTCGCGCTCCCCGGCAAGCGCACCGACCTGGTCGACGTCAACCTGCAGCTTCAGCCCCGGCCACCAGCGTGCAAGGCTTTCTGAAAGCCCGCGCAGGATCCGATCCGCCATCGGCAGCACGGTCTGTCGCCAGAGAGCCCGATTTGCCTCCCGATAATTGGCGTAGGTCACGTCGCTTGGCAGCCCAAGAAGCAAGGGCGGTACGCCGAAGGCGAGCGCGATTTCGCGCGCCGCCCCCGCCTTCAGTCCGATAAAATCCATGTCGGCCGGCGACAGGCTCATCGCCTGCCATTTCAGGCCGCCCTCCAGCAGCAGGGGCCGTCCGGCATTGGCCGTACCGGAAAACTGTCCGTCCATCTCGGCGCGCAGGCGGTCATATTGCTCGGTCGAAAGCGCTGCCCCATCGCCCGGTTCGTAGACAAGGGCGCCCGAGGGCCGGGCGGCATTGTCGAGCAACGCCTTGTTCCACTTCGCGGCGGCGTTGTGCACGGCGATCGCGCCGGCCGCGACACCGAGGCAACCCATGCCATAATGGTCGTCCAGCGGATGCGCCGAGCGGAGGTGCACGATGCCGGGTCGCCCAAGTCCGTCCCATGCCGCGATCCTGCTCCTCGCCTCGCCCACCTTATAGGCGTAGGCGACGGGCCAGCCAGCGGCGTCCGCCTCCACCGTGACCCGCTCGGGCCTGAGCACGAACAATTCGGCCGGCGCTGCCGCCGCGTCCTGCAACACCTGGACGTAGGCATTGCCATGAAGCAGCAAATAGGTTGCCACATTCTCCAGCAGCGTCGGCGTCAGTAGCGACGCTGCCTCGGGCCGGACCTCGTTCGCATAGACAGGTGCCCAGGCCACGCTCTCCGCCACCAGGCGTACGCAGCGCTGCGCCACAGGATTGGCAAGATAGGCCTCTCTGACTTGTGCTTCGTAGGAGCGCGGCCAGGGCTCGGCGGCGAAGACGTTTCGCCATCCGGAGAAAAGAAAAGGCCGCCCGGTTGCCCGAGCGGCCTTCCGACCGAACCATCGCAT